GTGACCGTCGCCGACTGTGCCTTTAAATTAGTTTTCCAAAATATTATCTCACCTTTAATTATAATGCCCGTAAAAGACATAGATGGAGGTTTAGTATGGCAAGGATTTAGTCCCCGAACTATTACAGATAGATTACCCGTAGAGGAATATGTGAGTGTCCCTTTTCGCTTTGGAGGAAGCAATGTAAGAAGTTACATTCCCCCAGTATTGCCCTCTATTAAGGCATCTACACGACGTATTAAGAAATAAAGGATTATTTAGCAGAATTATTTTATCCCAGTTATATATAAATGAGAACCATTGTATTCAACCAGTCAAACATCATTCAAAACGGTTTTAATAATACACTTGTGTATAACTTCCCCAATTCAGTTGATTTAACGGGTGCTTACCTCGCAGTATCCAATATTTATATGTATTACTCGTGGGATAACATTAACGCCAATTACAGCAATAACACATTTTCTTACAACTGGATTGTTGGTGGTGTTCCCACTACATTCCAAGTTGTTATACCCGATGGTCTGTATGAAATCTCACAAATTAACCACTTCCTACAATACACTTTTATCGCCAACGGGCATTACCTCGTTGATAGTGCGGGACAAAATGTTTATTACGCTGAAATAATTATTAATGCGACCCGATACGCAGTTCAAACCAATACATATGCTGTCCCTACCGCATTACCCGCTGGATGGACTAATCCCGCTGGTCTTGTATTTCCCGCAGTGACTTTTAATCCCATTATCACTTATCCCGCCAAGTTTAATGAAATCGTTGGATACACTGTTGGATTTGCTACCGCACAAAACACGGGTGTAGGAACGACCCTATCATATCTATCAAGCACATCTCCCCAAGTCCAACCCAATAGCAATCTTTTAATTTCGGTATCGGCGATTGATAACAAATACGCCAATCCATCGTCCATCATTTATTCAGTTGCTCCCGCAGTTGGTTTTGGTGCTTTGATTATTGAAAAACCCGCCGAGTTTAACTTTAATAAAATATTAAGCGGAACTTATAACCAGTTGCGATTACAATTCCTAACAAACACGGGCGACCAAATATTCATTCGTGACCCCAATATGACAATTATTATGTTGATTAAGGATGCCGATGATATACTCGTAGATACAGGTGCTACGTCAAATACCCGTCAAAAATTAGAGTATGGAAGCAGTAATATTGGCGGTAATGGAATTGGAGCAAGGCGTTTTTAATGATAAAATTATTTTGTTTGATTAATATATAATATGAATAACGACATCACGGAACAATCCCTTAACAAAATGTGGGAGGATTTTAGCAAGGAGCAGATGCGACTAATGGGCGATATTAAGACGGGAAAGGATGAAGGAGCAGAGAAGGATATTCATAAGCAAATCACGCAGATTAACGCTATTATGATGGGATTGATTAGATTAAGAAACCTTAAAAAGAAAAAGAGCGATAATTTTTAATCTTGTGTATGTATATAAATGCCGAATAGACATATGATATTTAGACCGCATACTATATCGGGCGGACGTGTTATTACCAATAAAGGATGTGGGACTGGTATGGGTTCAGTTTTATTAGATAAGGGTGGTGCTGGGTCGGGGTCATCCTATCATTCAATGGCGGATTATTTAGCAACAACGGGGGGAAGGGGGATGGCGAGTTCCGCCAAAAAAACAGCGGGGTTAGGTTTAGGAGGAGCGATTGAGGATAAATTGTCAAAATTGATGGTGAAACCCGAAATCAAATTAAGGAAACCCAAAAACATCCAATTCACTATGTAATAAGGGGAAACCAAGTTTTCCCCTTTGACCCCATCCTTTTTAATTTAGGAATGTTTTTGCTCCACTTTTCCCAAAAGTGGATTTTTTATAAGTATTTAATGGATTTTTTTATCTCAATCCATTATATAATGAGCGGTGATACTTTGGTATATGATATGTCCTCAATGAGCGAAGGAACTCCTCAAATATTCGTAAAGAAGGATTGGTTGAATATCCTTGATAACCAAAACGGCAACTATAACGGTAATCAGTCTGTCATTGATACCTCCCAGTTGGCGAACAGTAATAAGTATATGAACTATCGTGAAGCATATTTAGCAGTCCCATTGATTTTATCTTGTAGCGATTTAACAGGTGCTGCCCTTGTAGCACCCAACGCTGCCGCCAGCAGTGCTGATATGTTTGTCGGGTTGAAAAATTGGTATGGTTCTATCATCCACTCCTTCACCCTTGACTACAACGGAACTACAATCGTTCAGCAAACTCCCTACGTCGGTTTATGGAATACTTTTAAATTGATGACAACCCTTTCCTTTCAAGATATTATCACCAATGGAGCATCAATGGGTTTTTATCCCGACGATGCTTTGTCTTGGGGTTTCGTCCCAGGTGCTAACGGAACTGCTACGGGTGATGCTTTACTCGGTGTTGGAACTTGTAATAACGTGAATGCTCTTGGTTTTGAAATAGTCAACGCCCAGTATATGGGATACAGATATGGTAATGTTGGATTACAGAAACGCCAAGAATATATCTCATTTGATACCGCTGGTGTAACCGCTGGTTTGGATATCAGTGTTGCTGCCGATATTGTTGGTGTATCTTTATTTGGAACATTATTGGACGCTGCCCGTCTTAACTCCCAATACAAGAATTACATTTCACTTAAAACCGCTGACATCATTCAGTGGTCGGTTATGGCGACAATTCACCTCAAACATATTCACAATTTTTTCCAAAACGTGCCTCTATTAAAAGGTGTGTTTATGAAGATGACCCTCAATTTGAACCAAACTATCGTTACACAAACTGTCGCTGGTGCGGGCGGTGATGATTGGGCGTCCGTTGTAGTGTCTGTGAATAGTCCTCTTGGTGGTGTGTCCCCAATTATGTTGGCGTCATCCACTACAAGGTCGGGAGGTCGTGCCGCCACTGATTACAACGTTGCTGGAAGCATTGTTACCTCCATTGGTGTCGGTCGTCCCCCAGTTACCGCCCAAGCAGCACTTGGTGTGAATACTTTTACCAATTCCATTCAGTTATACGTTCCCGCTTATACTTTTAACCCCGTGTATGAGAGTGCTTACTTGTCATCTCCCGTTAAAAAGGTGGTTTATACCGATATCTACCAGTATCAAGTGTTGAACGTTGGAGCGGGAGTTTCCTTCAATAACTTATTGACTAACGGTATCGCTAATATCAAGAGCGTCCTAATCCTTCCATTTTTCACCCAAGCAGAGAACGCTGGTCTTCTTCCCATTCAATCTCCTTGCGATGATTGCGGTGGTGGAACTACCAGTCCTCTTTGTTTGCTAACGAACTTTAACGTCGTAGTAGCGGGTCAAAATATGATATACAACACACAGCGATTTTCTTACGAGCAGTTCCTCAATCAACTCCAAGGTGTGAATGCTGTCAATGCGGATATGACTGATGGTCTTACTTCATCCCTTGTGGGTAAATTGGACTTTGAGAGCAAATACTGCTACTACTACGTCAATTGCTCTCGTATGTTGCCTGTGGAAGAGAGTGTCCCTAAATCCGTTAGCATTATTGGTCTCAACTCATCCCTCAAAGCAGTTGATTTATACTGCTTCATTGAATACGGAGTGGAGGTTTCTATTGATATATTAACGGGAGCAAGGGTTTAGGCGATTTTGTGCTTTATCTCATAATTCATCAAATCCCATTATTTTTTATCTCATCATAAAATATAATGGATAGTTTTAGAGCAGTCAAAATCGGTGCTTCCCCGAAACAATTATCTAAATTGCGAAACGGACATAAAGTTCGTATTATGAAGGGTGAGGGTGTCAATCTAATCGTTCATCCATCCAAATATAACCATATCACCAAAGCATTTGGAAACGGTAAAGGAGCAATCGTCCAACTGTCCCCCGAAGAACTCGCCGCCAATATGGGTGTAGAAGGTGGGTCAATCTTTGGTAAAAAGGTAGATAGGTTCGCCAAAAAACATCTTGGTAAAAAGGCGGTTAAGGAAATCCATACTGTCGCCAAAGCATTTCAACCATTAGTGAATGAGGGTATTGATGCTCTTGGTATGGTGGCGAGCACCTATGGTGTCCCACCCGAAGCAATTTCTGCCGTATCGGGTGCTGCGAAAGGTTACATTGATAAACCCTCCGCTTACCGTGGTAAAAAAGCAATGGGTTCTTTGGGAAAAGATGCCCTAATGGGTGTCGCCAAGGATAAACTAACCAGTATGGGAACAGATTATTTGAAGACAACCAATCCCGAACTATACGCCCAAGCAAAGGCAATCCAAGACGACTATAAGGCAATTAAGGCAGCATCCAAGGCAATCTCCCAAGACGAACAAGACCGCATTAACCAACGCTTATTCAGCGAGCGTGGATACGGTTTATACGCTGGTTCGGGTAGTGGTCTCTATGCTGGTCGTGGATATGGTATAATGGGTCGTGGTGCTATAATGTCCGTTAGTTCTTCTCATCTACCACCCGCACTTCAATCACAGAACACCAGTGCGAACTTTCATTTTAGCACCCAATTACCTCCGCAGTTTGCTTCCCTTAAATAATACTTTTAGGAAAGTATAGCAAAATTAAAATGTTAAAACTATATATTTATTTTATTTGTATAAATATATAATGCTGACAAGCGACCAATTAGAAGAACTTGCCCCTCGTATGGGTATCCCATTAGTATTTTGCGATTTCAAGAATGAACTACCAAAGAAAATACAAGCGAATAAATCGTATATAATTAATATGGAAAATGAGACTGATATGGACGGGCAATTGAATAGTGGGTCACATTGGACTTGTTTCCAAGTATCAACCTATCCAAACGGCAAAAGTGAAGCGATATACTTTGATAGTTTTGGTGTTGGAGCACCCGAGATAATTAAAAAACGTATTAGGGATAATTTCGGCATTGATATCCCACACACTAATAAAGACATACAATCGCTAATGAGTGATGCTTGTGGATATTATTGTTTAGCGTTTCTTCACTTCATAAATGAATGTCCTCTACGAAGTCGGCATTTACATACGGACGCCAATACATTTATGGAGATGTTTGAGGACTTGAATAAAAGCACGAATTGGAAAAAAAATGAATGGGTATTGAAACACTTTTTTCAATCCAAAGACCCATTACACCGAAAGGCAGTGGATGTATTGGATGAAAATATGGCGGAAACTGCGAGGAAAATGCGGGAGGGTAGTGATACAACCGCCTTAAATGTGGAGGTCAAATATGTTTAAGGTTTTTATAACTCAAACATCACTCAAACATCACTAAAAATGAGTGTGAATGGTGAATGGTGAATGATGTTTTTTATTCCGCATTAGAAACTAAAAAAATTATTAATAAAAAATTACCCTCCCTAAAACGATTTTAAAACATCATTCACCATTCACCATTCACACATATCCGTTGAGACAAAAAAACACGAAATAAAAAAGGGATGACCCCCGTTGTCATTATTGACTACACGGCGGTTTTACAATCCTTAATGGAAACCCTTAATTATATGATATGATGATATTTATTATTATATTATATTAACTACTTACACTACATACTTACGCATCACGGCAATCGGGGCATCGTTGGTGTTGTTCGCACACACGAATATTACGGCATCCATCGCATACACGTCGGGTTCGTCGGGCACATCCGTTGATACAACATTTTAGTCTTGGTCTTGAATTGAAATCCACATCGCCCAATACTTGTCCGTCTTCCAATCGCACCACAACACGGGATGGGGCGGGGACTAAATTGGTAAATCCATTGTCGGTATTCGCAATAACTTCCAATGGGATTACATCATTAAATCCACGTTCGGCGGCGATTTCCGCTTGTCTTGCTCGGGCAGTTTCACGGTCTTCATCATTTAATACGAACCGTGGTTGGCGTGGTGGTCTTGGTGGTCTTGGTTGGCGTGGTGGTCGTTGAACTGGTTGGGCGACTGGTTCGGCATTAACACGTCTTGCTCGGCGTTCGGCGTGGCGTTCGTTCCTACGGGCAATTGGTGCTAAACGGTCGTTTTCCGCTTTTAATCGGCGATTTTCGGCAAACAAACGGTCATAATCCGCTAATTTTTCGGCATCGGTCATCGGCAATCGCACACCCAATACCATACGTTGGCGACAAATCGGGCAACTGTAATTGTGTGTAACCTCGGTCATATGTGTATGACATTCCGCACACAACTTGTGTCCGCAATCCACCGTTGTATATTCGGTCGGTTCAAAACAAACGGGGCAACCGTCGTGTGATATTTCCTCGGTTTCACTTACGGTATCATTGTCGTCCGTTTGTTCGGCACACAAATAACAACGTCCATTAACTGGTGGTGGGTCATATTCACCATTTGGGTTTTGACGAATTGTCCTACAATAACGGCAACCGTCATCCTCATCGTCCGTTGGTTCGGGTTGTTGTATTTCGTTACCGTCGTCATCAACGGGCAACGCACCACAATCGGGGCAAACCATCACACCATCCAAACCAACATATCCACACGACGCACATTCGTCTTCCGCAACTTCATATGTGTATCCGCCGATTGCGTGTGGGAACGCACACATAACGGGTTGGGGAACATTAATAATATTATCATAACTTACCTCGGGCATCTCCATATCGCATTGACATTCATAATGTCCGCACGTTCCGCACTCCACCACCAATGGTTCATCATCCAAATCAACCGAACGGGAATTACAACACAAACGGCACAATTCATTACGGCAATGTCGGCATTCGTCATCACAATAATTTCCGCCACGTTCGCACAATCCGCAAATCCATTTACGGGATGGTTCGGGTTCGGGGACAATGATTTCACGAACTTCCATCGCACCATCTTCGTCGCTAAATACGGCGTCGTCAATATGGAATGAACGGGGCATTTCCATTGTTGCGGATACAACTGGTTCGGTTGTTGGTTCGGGCATAACCACATCATCATCCTCAAATACCAACTTGGTTTTTTTGGTTTTTTTGGGTTTATTGGGGTCGGTGGGTTTCTTGGTCTTCTTGGTCTTGGTCTTGGTTTCAATTTTTTCACTGGTATTCATTTCGTTCATTGATGACATTGTTGTTGTTTGTAATTGTGCCTCATTCTCAATTTGAAAACTTATTTCAATTTTTTTCTTGTCACAATTTTCAACATTGACATTGTCAATCATTTCACGCATTTCATTAACACTGGTATTCATTTTCGTAATCGCAATCGTTTTAAAACTTATTAACTTTTTGGAACTTATGATGCCTACCCAGTAAATAAAAAAGCATTTCAATTTTTTTTTTAAAGTATAGAAAAGTTGATTTACTTAATTTTTATTTTTTGTTAAATTAAAAATTACTGAAATGGGTTGTCTCGGGAGACACTTATATACCACAAATGTATTACAATTCACTCTAAAACCCTACTTTTGTAAAACCCAACTCAATATAAATGTCTCGGGAGACAATCCATTTCAATAATTTTTAACTTAACAAAAAATAAAAATTAAGTAAATCAACTTTTCTATACTTAAAAAAAAAAATTGAAATGCTTTTTTATTTTCAGTAAAGGCATCATAGGTTCATAATAATAAAAGTTTTAAAACAAGTTTCAATAATCAAAATGTCAGTTCAAACCATTTACAGTCAAAAGTTGAAATACGGCAATACAATTGTTAATGCGGAGGAAGCAAATAAGTTATACAATCAAATCACGGCACAATGGAATAACGAACATCACAGCATTTGGGCGTTTGATTGGACTGGAAACCGACTTGTTGGAATGTCATTGGACGATTTCGTTTCATCCGTTGGCGGGGCATTTCAATTCCAAATCGCAAATGGTAGTTTGAAATGTTTGAAGGAAAACAATACTGAAACCGTCGCACGTGATGGTCGCAAATGGTATCAGTTAATCGTTCAACCAACCAGCGACGAGGATTTGGAAACCGTTGCGTGTGATAATGTTTCGTTATTGGTATGTGGTTTAATGGTATCGGGTTTCGTGTATCATTTCAATAACGAAAACGAGCGTAATGTAATGTATAATAGATTACATATGAAATGTATGTGTTGTGGATTAAGGACACCACAAGGTAGATTTGGAAGAAAAATGTTGTGCGTAAAATGTGCGAATACCCCAGTCAATCCAGTTGCTTCGGTTGGATTGACCGCAAAACAAGTAGTAGAAATTATAACCAAACCGCCGACCGAAGTGGATATAATATGCCACCAAATCAAGAAGGAGAACGAGGAGCGATTGGCGAACGACTGGGCGGTATGGTTAATCAATAATGAACCCGAACCCGTCAAAGTCGTCGTCAAACCCAAGAACCCGCCGAAAGACCCCAACCGCAAGAACATTCCGCCGAAACCACCCGCAACAATTCGCAGTCCCGCTGGATGCCCGATTAGCAACCATTTAGCGGTCAAAAAATGGATGGATAAATATGGAAATAAGTAGATAATATTAAATAATTAGCGTAATATAATATAGTTTGTAGCATAAAATAAATTAAGGGTTTCCATTAAGGATTGTAAAATACTCGCATAGTCAATAATGACACGGGTGTAATCCCTTTTTTTACCAAAGGAGATGATAGGATAACCACGCTGGCGTGAATGTAGGGTAGTTTTTCCATTTAGCGTTCCGTTTTTGGAAATCACGCAGTCGTTTTTCGTCCTTATGTTTGGTGTAGTCCTCTCTTGATAAATCGCCAAAATGTATCTTTTTGCGACCATTTGGGACTTGTAACATATATTTTTTACCCTTACGAGTGCTAATATCCAATGGGACTTCTTCTCCATTATACTTATCGCCAAGCAATTCTTGTGCCTTCTTACGAACAATATGTATATCACTTACAGCAGACAATTTAGCGGGTGTAGGTGGTTCTTTGGATTTGGATTTCTTTGGAGGAGGTCGCCGTTTTCCAGCACGGTTAATATCTTCCCCACCCATCGCAATTGCTTCGGTCTCATATTTCCGTTTCCCAGTTCGGTTAATATCTTCACGTCCCATCGCAATTGCTTCGGTCTCGTATGCGGGAGTTTTCTTTACTATCGGTTCAACCGTTTCCGCCTTTGGTTTTGATTTTTCTGTTCCCCAATCTTTTTTTTTATAGTAATCAAGTATTTTAACAAACACGGGTCTCAATTTTTTTTTATCAAACTTTTCAAGGTCTTCTTGTTCGGGTTGTTGATACACGGGAAATGATTTAATCTCATCACGAACAACCTTCGCATCATCATACCATTTTCTTATAGATGCTTTTGTTTCCCCCTCAAAATTGTCTTCAATCATTTTATTACCCGATACAAAAAGTTTGTTTCCCTCTTTTAATGTATATTTTGCTTGTTGTGATAAACTCGCCATTATAGTATATTTAGAGATTATTTTTCTCGCACTATACTATAATGAGTAAGTATGTTAATATATTCAGTGAGTTTATTAAGGAAGTCGCACAACGCCTTAATATACCTTACGAACAAGCAATGAAAAAGATAGAAACAAATAAAGCATTACAAAGTGAATGGAGAGAACGTAAATCACAACGTAAAGAATTATTTGTTCCAGTTCGCACTATTACGAGGGCATCCGCTCAACAAGTAGGAATGGCGGAGGAATTACCATATCAACCACCACCCGACCCATTGGTTGCTTTACAAGCAGAATATGCTTTGGGCGAACCCGCACGACAACAAGCACAAGCAGAATATGATGTTGCGATTAACCGCCAAGCGGTTCGTCGCCAACGTCAAAATGATAGAACCGCATTACAGCGTGGTATTATATTGGGTGCTAATCACGCTGTCGTAGATGATGCTGGGGATATGTGGATGAATATGTTTGCGGATGAAGATGATGATGGTGTCGCAGCACAACCTCCTCACTATCAACCAATAGAAGATATACCAATCGCACGACTTCAAGCAGCGATTAGAGGTAAATTAGTAAGAACCGCCATAAATCAAGAAAAGGAAATTAAAAGAGCATTAGAAAGGGTGGCGGGTGACCCCGAAGAAACGGCAAAAATAAAATTGCTTGTGGAATTAGACCGTCGTGTAGCACACTTACCAAGACGAGAACGTCAAAACGCAATGAATGAAATTGTAAAAAATCAACTGGGAAAAGACGAGCAATTATTATTAGGATATAATGCCGAGTTAGAACGTCAAATGGAAGAACAAGCGAGAAAACAAGCACGAGCAGAACAATTAATACTCAATGTCGCCAAAGCACGTAGGGCAAAAGCAGAAGGGACGGCAAGACCAAAAACGCCCGAGAAAAAGATTGATGTATCCGCAATCCCCGCTGAATTAAGTAAAAAGCAACGGGCATTACTCGCAGCAAAACAAGTGATAAGTCAAGCAACTATGCCACCAGCATCCACGACGGGGGTTGGATTGAGTGGAAAAGATATGGTGGATTTTGAAGACATTAAATGGGGGACATTCACCAATCAATTTGAGGCATTTAAACGCCAACATCCATCCAATACGGTAAAAGATTTGAATGACTTTGCGAAACACATTGTCGCCAACCCTAAACACTTCAAAGAGACAACAAAAAAAAGAGCACGATTTTATTTGAATGTTCTTCATAAATAATGAGTGTGAATGGTGAATGGTGAATGATGTTTTAATATTCATTTAGGAAACCAAAATATTTATCAATAAAAAATCAACCCTCCTATATGGATTTAAAAACATCATTCACCATTCACGCATTCACACATTTATTATATAATTAAGGCATTTCCAGTATTATATTTTCTTGTCATAAAGTATAATGCCGAAGTTTGAAAAAGGAAGTCAAGAAGCAAAAGACCATATGGCGAAATTAAGAGCAGCAAGAAAACCCAAGGAAGGTGGTAAGATTGGGGATAGTATTAAAAAGACCTTTAAGAAGGCATCCAAGGCGGTTGCTGATGTGGCGACCGATGCTTACCATATGTCTCCCGCTGATGCCGTTGCTGGTATTAAATCTACTGGTAGCAAAGCAGTATCCGCAATGGGAGGTGCTATCCCCGAACCTCCAAGTCGTCTTCCATCCTCTATGTTTAATGTAGTGGGTTCGGGTATGGGTAGCGATGATGAGGAAGCATTACACGACTGTCCTATGTGTGTTGGAATGGGGATAGTCAAAAAAAAAAAGATTTATTAAGACCCAATAGATTTAATTCATCGCAACAAAAGAAGATAACCCACGAATTACTGCCGATAACGTTAGAGGATGCGAGAGAGGATTTTAAAAAAATAGATGACTTGACGTGTGAAACATTGAAGAAGATGCCTCCCAAATCCAAGGTCGGGAATGACGCTGTGGATTTCTTTACCTATCAAGAGCGATTGAATACCAAGGGCAACAAGCATATATCCTTTTTTGACTTATATACGAACAAGGACTTCTTTATGGAGAAGACGTATGTAAAAAATATACTCGCTTATTTGAAGAAAAACTCGCCCAACAAAAGTGACTTACAAATATGGCGGTCAATAATGGGACTGTATTTTGGAATGCCTCATATATTTAAACCGTTGGTAGCAATGGAGTTCTATTGTCGTTTCAAACCAACGTCGGTATTGGATTTCACGATGGGATGGGGTGGGCGATTATTGGGTGCTTGTGCGTTGGATGTTCCGCATTACATCGGTATTGATATGAATGATAAACTGCGACATCCATACGAACAAATGGTGAAAATGGTGAAACCATTGACGGAAACAAAAATAACCCTAATGTTTAAGGACGCATTGACTGTGGATTATAGCAAGTTGGATTATGATATGGTATTCACATCACCGCCCTATTACAACATTGAATTATATAACAAGACAACTCAACAATCCAAGGACGAATGGGACGCTAATTTCTATGACCCTATTATTCGCAAGACCTTTGCTGGGTTAAAGATGGGCGGTCATTATTGCCTCAATATTCCCAAAGAAGTATATGAGAGGGTTGCCTTAAAGATATTAGGGGGTGCTGACATTAAAGTTCCTTTGAATAAGACACAACGCCAAGCAGTCGCTTTCAAGGGTGGAACTGCTTACACGGAGTTTGTGTATATATGGAAAAAGAAGGGTGAGATAAAAGGTGGTGCGATTACGACTTATAAGGACAAGTTTAATAAAAAATATGGATTTGATAAAGACCAATCGCATTCTGTCGCCGACATCGCCAAAATAACTGGATACAAAAAGGAAGGATTAGAGACCATATTTGATAAGGGAGTTGGTGCTTATCACACAAATCCTCAATCCGTTCGTCCTCATATTAAATCACCCGAAGAATGGGCGATGGCGAGGATATACAGTTCCGTAATGGGCGGTAAGGCGGAGAAGATTGATAAGTCGCATTTAATTAATGGAGAGGGTTTGACTTCATTTCCAATCACAATAGAACCATATGAAAACTTGTTGGTGGTTCGTGATGATAAACTGAAAGGTGGAACAAAAAGTATATTTATACCCGATATAAAGGAGCGTGGTATTGACGAATATGTGTATGCGTCTCCCGCAGAAGGTGGGTTTCAAATCGCATTAGCAGAGAACTTGGGTGATAAGGCGACTATATTTGTCGCAAAACGCAATGAACCTCACAGAAACGCCGTAAAAGTAAAAGAAGCGGGTGCGACCTTAAAAGAAGTTCCATACGGTTATATGAAAAATCTTGTAAGTAAAGCGAAACAATATGTGAGCGAGAAACCATCACGCAAATTAATTGAATGGGGTGGTTCAACACATATAGGACTGATTACAGACAGAATGAAAAAGGTGCTTCAAAAGACGGGGCACTTGGACGAAGTATGGGTATCTGTTGGTAGCGGGACTTTGTTAAAAGGAATAATGGAGGCAGTCCCGCCTTCTACCAAAGTATATGGGGTTCAAGTAGGAGCAGAATATAAAGGGAATAAGTATCCCAATTTACATATAATAAAATATCCAAAACCGTTTTCGTGGGAAAGCAAAATGGAAGTCCCTTTTCCATCCAACCCTAATTATGATAGAAAGGCATTAGAGATTGCTTTAAAACGGGCAAAAGGGAAGGCGTTATTTTGGAATGTAGCGGGTTAGGTGTGAATGGTGAATGGTGAATGATGATTTTATATTCGTTTAGGAAACTAAAAAAATTATTAATAAAAAATCACCCTCTCTAAAACGATTTAAAATCGTCCATTCACATTCACGCATTCACAACCCGTTTGAGGTATAATTCCCATATATATATTATTGGTTAAAACATATTAAAAACATCGCCGTATAATAAAATATAATACGATATGACGAGCATTTTAATCACAACCGCCGAAAAAAAACGATTAGAGTTTAAAGCAAAACAAGGATGGAGAGCATTTTTTGTGATGCGAGATGATTTTATTGACACCAATGATGCGTATAGAGACATAATGAACCGCAACCGTGAATTAGTGAAGCAATTGAGGGACGGCACGGAGTGTGACCTTACCTATTTGAAGGCACAATTTATAGAGATGTATGATGCGGTCAAAAAAAACAGTGAATGTCCGTGTTGTTTTGAGGTGATGACGAAAGAAAATATGGATGTGCCGATGTGCGGTCATTTAATATGTAAGGGTTGTAAAGCAGAAATAATGGAGCGAGATAAAAAATGCCCGTGTTGCCGTAAAATATTCCAAGTTTAATTCAATAATTAAGAGTTTATCATAAATAATATGAAAATTAAGTAATTTAATGCTTAATATTCATATAAAATCGTATAAACCATTAATAAAATTAATTTTATTAATGGTTTATCATAATATTTTTCAATAACTTATCGTATAAATGCTTAACTTTGGATTAATATCGTATAAATCCTTAACTTTCATTTAAATCGCCGTATCCACTGATAGATTATCGGTCATTTCTACCTCAACCTCATTTGGATTGACATATAATTTATCCGCCTCATCGCCACATTCACTACAAACAAGAGGAGATGCTCCACAATCACCAAAGCATTTCTCAATCACAAATATTGGTTCTGCCTTGATACATCGTGTCAAAAAGGTCTTCGCCCATCCAGTCGTCTTCATTTTCCAATCCTCAACTGGTGTTTCCAGTAACATCTTGTTTAGGTAGGCAATCCCACCAAAAAACTCGTCAGCGGGTATCTCAAAGGATGTTTCAAACTCGGGAGCAGATGTGATGCCGAGATGACTTGACATTTCATCAAAAGATGCTTCATAACTCCCATTAACCCATTTTTTACTTTCATTCAAAGTCCATTGCTTCTTTAAGGTCTCCAATCGTTTAGAGACACCCCATTTATTTTCTCCCATTTCTACCAACTCATCATCATCAAATGGTAAGGACTGGTTAAGTTGTGTTTTAAAGATGATGACGTGAGTTCCAGCAACCTTCTTTTTAAAGCGGGTCTTGTCAATGTAAGGTCGTCTTACTCGGGATATACGAATATTACTCACAGAAGGTAATGCCTTCAAAACAGATAGGATATTTTTGACTTGTGCGTCAGTAGTGAAAAAGATTGCTTGTTCGCTCATATTATACTATATCAACACAAGATGCCTTTAATATGTTTTAACCATAATATATATATTGTAATTTTACCTTAAATATATTAATTAAAAACAATTTAAATATAATGTTTTAATATTAGTATTAATGAATTGGACGGATACGGATGACAAATTATCACAAGCATTCATAAACGGATTGAAGGAGATGGATTTGGATTATTGGGACGTTAAACACAATTGGAAATATTATGGAGGCAACAAAGGGTCACATTTGCGATATTATCAAATGATAACGGATGAACCATTGCCCGAACATCAAAAAAAATGCGTGTGTAATCATACCATCAAAGAGAATTGTTATATCACCGACCCTAATGAAGAACTTATTGTCATTATTGGAAATTGTTGTATCAAAAAGTTTATTGATAAAAAGGGACGGACTTGTAGTCATTGTAAAAAACCACATAACAATCGTAAAGACAATTATTGTAATTCGTGTCGTAATTTGAAACGATGTCGCAGATGTAGTAAAATACTTAATTTGGGTCATAAGTATCCATTTTGCTCGTATAAATGTTCTCAAAAATAGTGTGAATGCGTGAATGTGAATGGACGATTTTAAATCGTTTTACGAATGTGGATTTTTTATTAATAATTTTTTTGGTTTCCTAATTGGATTTAAAAACATCATTCACCATTCACCATTCACACATCGGCATTCCGTTTTGCCTTCTGTTTTTCACGGTAGCGACGGTTATATTCCGCCTTCTTTATTTGTTGTGCCGTAAGACCTTGTTTCGCCCCTACATTCACATCAGCACCTCCCATTTGTTCCATTTCTTCTGCTTCTATCTTCGCAGTATCCTTCTTCGTTAATTTCATTCCTTGCTTTTGCTTCCATCGTCTGTAAGTCGCAGAACATTTTGGATTGGATAAAGCACATCCATAAGTCGTATTGTTTTCGTCAGCAAACTTTTTAATCCATTCAACCCAAGCACTCGGCATTTTATATGTTATAATGAGAAAAAATTACTTCCTAAATATCATATAAAATATCCCTTTTTATTCAACAAGTCATATGGACTGCGTCTATCATATGTGATGGATGACCCCCATTGTGACCCTTGTTCGCATTCTCATCGGCACATAATTTTAATACCTCACTAATTCCACCCTCAAACACATCATTTTTAACAATATCAAATCCATTCACGACAGCATCCACCCACACATTTTTTAATTGACTGTAAGGCACATAGGTTGTGTCGCTCATTTGGTTCTTCGCAGACAATCCATTAATGACCTTGAACCTATCTTCATCCACAGTAGAATATACTTGAATACGTCGGCGGGAACTCAAAGGTTCTTCACGTTCTTTAAACTCCAATACAAGGTTGTCAGCACATATTCTTCTCGTTGCTCTCATCATTCTTATATAATTAGTTTATATAAAAATATTTTTAATCTTCCTTAATTATATATGACGAATATTAAGGAATACATTAAGTCAAAACGTCCGTCCCTTGGTGCGTCCTCCATTACGACCTATGCTTCCATCTTGCGGTCTTTATATAAACAGATTTGGGGTGATGGGGATATTGATTATGACCGATTTGGCGAAACTGAAAAAGTGCTAAAACATTTAGAGGAATTGCCCCCTAACCGTCGTAAGACCATCCTATCCGCCCTTGTCATTATTACCGACAATAAAGAATATAGAGACCAAATGCTGACGGATGTGCGTGATTACAATAAGGAAATATCGCTTCAAGAAAAGAGCGACACTCAAAAGGAAAATTGGGTAGAAGGAACGGACATTAAATCCGTCTTTAATGACCTCAAAAAACAAGCGGATATGTTATACAAGAAAGCACATTTGACACCCGCTGATTTACAAACCATTCAAGGATACATTATTTTAGCACTACTGGGTGGCGAATACATCCCCGTAAGGCGTTCCAAGGATTACTGTGATTTCAAAATCAAAAACATCAATAAAGAGGAGGACAACTACATTGATGGAAAGGAACTTGTCTTCAATTCTTACAAGACCAAGAAGACATACGGTCAGCAACGATTAGCACTTCCTATCAAGTTGAAAAACATTTTGGCGAAATGGATATCCGTTAATCCTACCGATACGTTGCTCTTTGATAAGAATATGTCTCCCCTAACCAACGTAAAGTTGAACCAACGCCTCAATAAAATATTTGATGGGAAGAAGGTTGGCGTGAATGGGTTGCGTCATTCCGTTCTTACGGATAAGTTTGGCGATACCATTGCGAAGAAGAAGGAGGTGGATAAGGTGATGACGGATATGGGGTCATCGTCGGCAATGTTGGATACATACGTTAAGAACTCGTAAGGTCTTTGGAGGATGTGTTTGGTGATGGCGGGTGTGCGAGTTCAAACTCGCTTTCCTTTGTCTCCGCATCAATATCCCGTATGACCCT